GGAGAAGAAGGGAGGACATGCCGTCCGTCTGGCGCTTGTGGGATGGGGATTCTGACTAGGAAAATTCTGCCTACCTGTGGGGTGGGCGCAACTTGGAGGTTTTAGGTATGAAGGTTCCGGCGGCCCCGAGCGGGTTGAGTGCTGAGGCAAAAAAGCTTTGGGTGAAGATCTTGATGGAAATGGGGGGCTGGGAGGAGTCGCAGTTGTGGATTGTGCGGACGGGGCTGGAGCAGTGGGACCTGATGCAGCAGGCGCGGGCAAGGGTGAAGAAGGATGGCCAGATGGTGGCGGACAGGTTTGGCCAGATGAAGCTGCACCCGCTGTTGTCGGTGATTCGGGACAATGCGGCGGGGGTTCGGCAGACCTACAAGCTGCTGGGATTGGATTTCATGGAGGCTGACGAGTAGTGCCTCGCGTTCGCAAGAACCCTCGACGAGGGCGCCGGGTGTCGGGCGGGATAACGCTGTACCAGCGGGCGTATCTGCTGACGGGCATGAGCTACGACTTCCTGGTGGGGGACCGGGACGTAGTGGGGCGTCCGTTTGCCGATGGTGACGCGGTTCGGGTGGCCTGGGCCTCGCATTCGGCCCTGGTTGAGGGGGATTGTGCCTATGGTGCGGCGCCCTGGGCCCGGTTTGTGTGCGAAAGCAAGGCAAAAACGTGGGGTTTGCGGTGCAAATATGCCCTGAAAAAGACGTATTTGGGGGGATTTTTCGAGCATGAATGGGTGTGTGAGTACGTCAAAAGCGCGGTTGAGCATGTGGATTGGGCCGAAATTCGGGCCTCGGTGAAGTTCGATTGGCGCTGGATCCGCACCTGGAACGACGTGGAAGCGGTGAAAAGAGGGTGCTATTTCGACGAAAACGCGGGGTTTTATGCCGTTGGTTTCTTCCGATTGCTGCGCCATTGCGTTGGCGAGTGGGCCGGGAAGCCCTTCGAGCCGCTGAACTGGCAGAAGTTCGATCTCTTGATGCCGTTGTTTGGGTGGATGCGGAAGTCGGGCACCAGGCGCTTCAGGAAGGCGCATGTGGAGATCCCGAAGAAGAACGGGAAGAGCATGATCTGCTCGGGGCTGAGTCTGAAGCTGGCCATCGCGGATCGGGAGGCGAGCGCGGAGGTGTACAACGCGGCAGGCGAGAAAGAGCAGGCCGAGATCGTCTTTGGTGAGGCTGAGAAGATGGCCAAGGCGAGTCCGTTCCTGGAGGGGCGTATCAAGTGGACCCCGAGCCGGAAGCGCGGGGAGCATTTACCCAGCGGGAGCACGTACCGGGCGCTGTCGAAAGAGCACAAGAACAAAGACGGCTACAAAACATCGGGGTTGGTGATCGACGAGCTTCACATGCAGCAGGATCGGAAACTTTGGGACGTGCTGATCTACGGTGGCCGGACGCGGCGCCAACCCATGTTCATTTCCATCACCACGGCAGGCGAGTACGACCCCCACGGGATTGGCTGGGAGCAGCACACGTACGCCAGGCGGCTGCTGAGTGGCGACGGTGGCATTGGGCGAGACCCGTACTTCTTTGCCTATATCCGCAGCGTGCCGGAAGAGTTGAAAGAGCGATGGATGGAGCCTGACCTGTGGTATCGGGCGAACCCCAACCTCGGGGTAACGATTGATTTTGAGCAGTTCGAAGCGGAGGCCCAGGAAGCCTTGAACATGCCGAGCAAGGTAAGCAGCTTCCAGCGGTACAGCCTGAATATCTGGGTGCGGACGAGGGAGGCTGCGTTCAAGATTGAGAAGTGGAATTCGAGGGCGGTGCAGGGTGATGGGTTGGAGCGGGTGAGGATGGTGGAGGAACTGGCCCAGGGGCGGAGGTGCTTTGGCGGGCTGGACCTTGCGGCGGTGAACGATTTGAGTGCGGCGGCGCTGTGGTTCCCACCCAACAACTATGAGGTGAGTCTGGAGTCTGGAGGGGAGAGTCTGGAGGAAGGGGAAGAGGAAGCCGACCTGCTTAAGGCTTACTCGATTGACGATTGCCATTTGCTGCTGACTTGGTTCTGGTTGCCGGTGGAGAACATCGGGGATCTGGAGAAGCAGCACAACGCGCCCTACAGCCAGTGGGCGGATGAGGGTTGGCTGAACCTGACGCCGGGTGAGGTGGCGGACTACAAGACGATCCGGCGCGACCTGGTGGAGATTCACCGGCGCTTCGAGCCGGAGCGGTGGAACTATGACAAGTGGAGCGCGGCGCAGTTGGTGAGCGACTTGATCGAGTATGACGATCTGCCGATGGTTGAGTTTGGCCAGGGCTTTGGGTGGATGAATGCGCCGACGAAGGAGTTCGAAAGGCTGATGATCCAGGAGCGGATCATCCATGCGGCGCATCCGACGATGGACTGGATGGTGGGCAATTGCCAGATGGTTGCCGATGGCGAGGGCAAGGTGAAGCTGGTGAAGCAGGGGAAGAAGATTGCCTACAAGATTGACGGGCCGATTGCCGCCGTGGAGGCGCTGGACGGGGCTGTGCGGTGCGCGGCTGGGGTGGTTCTTACAGGAAGTTCGGTTTATGTAGGTTGACCACGGAGGCACGGAGAGGGAGGAGAAGAGAAGAGAAGAGAAGAGGATTCACCACGAAGAGCACGAAGGTGCACGAAGGAAAGGAAAGAAGGAAATGAAAGCAGAGCAGTATGATAGCCGGTTTGGTCCGGCGGGTTCGTTGAAGTTGTGGCCCTATCAAGCACGGGATGTTATTGCGATCCGGTCCGCATTCTGGTCGCACTCCTGGGTGCTTTACTCCCTTTCGACTGGAGCGGGCAAGACGGTGATGTTTTGTCACCTTCTGCGGGAATGGATGTTTGCCGATCTGCGGGTCTGTGTTGTGGTGAACAGCAGGCACCTGGTTGACCAGACCAGCGCGGCGCTGGGTGATGTGCCTCACGGCATCATTCGCGGAGGTGTTAAGCCTGAGCCAGAATACTCTGTGCAGGTGGCGACCGTGCAGGCACTCGCGGCGCGGCCAGCCGAGAACCGCTTTGATGTGTATATCGTCGATGAAGCGCACCATGCGGCGGCGGCTAGCTATCAGAAAGTATTGAGCGGAGCCAAGCACGTGCTTGGGTTGACCGCAACACCCTTCCGAAAAGATGGGATTGGGATTGGTTCGGCAGGTTTCACGACCCTGATTCAAGGGCCTGGAATTGCCGAATTGACCCCCGAGTACCTGAGCGAGGCTGAATTGTATGGCCCATCCAACGACACCCCAAAAGTAGACCTAAAGGGCATCAAGAAGGACAATGGTGATTTTGTTGCTGGCGAAGAACTTGCGGGGCGTGTCAACCAGAAGACCATCACGGGGAGCGCGGTGGACCATTACATCAAGCGGGCGAACGGAAGCCGGGCGCTGGTTTACTGCGTGACCCGCAAGCACGCGCGCGACGTTGCCAGGGCCTTTGGTCGGGCGGGCATTGCCACGGCGTACCTTGATGGCACGATGGGGGACACGCAACGGCGTGACGTGTTGAATGCGCTGCGTGATGGCCGGATGAAGGTGGTTGTTTCCTGTGAGCTTATCGGTGAGGGGCTGGACGTTCCATCCGTCGGCTGCGTGATCCTGCTTCGGCCCACTCAGTCACTCCGGGTATTGATGCAGCAGGTGGGCCGTGGTTTGCGCAAGACAGCACTGCCCGGTAGCAAGATCGTAGTACTCGATCATGTCGGCAACTTCGAGCGCAACGGCTGGTATCCCATGGACGCACTGAGCTACAGCCTTGAGGGCAAGGCGAGGAATATGCGCGAGGGCGAGCGGCGCGGGGTGCGGCAATGCTCGGCCTGCGGTCGGATCGCCGGGGACGGCAGATCTGGCTGTGAGGCTTGTGGGCGGGCGATGCTGGAACCAGTGGAGGTTAATGGGGAGTTGGTGCGACTTGGGCCGGTGAACCTGGTTTGGTGGTCTGGAAATTATCGGACATCGAAAGTAATAAATGGAAAATCAATAATTGTAACTCTTGGTAGAGATCGCGTGAAGGCGCAAGCGGGGATTGATGCGGCAAATGCCCGCTGGGAAGCGGAAGGCGGATGGCCTGATACCGAGGAAGATTTTAGAAAATGGTTAGAAGTTGGCCCGAAACGCGAAATGAATCCATTGCGTCTTTCGGTACCTAAAACAAGAAAATGCTCGACCCACAAGAACATCTGCGGCAAAGATTTAACAATTTACCTTGGTTCCGATCCTATAAAGGCTCAGGCGCGTGTGGACGCGGCCAACGCGCGATGGGAGGCGGCGGGGCGCGTGTGGCCGGACACGGAAGAAGAGATCAGGGAATGGCTTGGCGTGGGCCCCAAAACAGGAAAGGCACCACTGAACCTAAGCATCACCGCACGAGGATGGTGTAATTCATCCAAAAATATAGGAGGGAAAAACATAAATGTTTTGATCGGGTCCGATCCAATAAAGGCGCAAGCGGCGATTGATGCTGCGAACGCGCGATGGGAAGCAGCGGGCCGCGTGTGGCCGACGACAGAGAACGAATTTAGATCATGGCTTGGTGTGGGACCCAAGCGTAAGTCATTCAAGGACACGAGCAAAAGCGGGAAGGACTGAAACATGGCTGAATATCTGCGACCGAAACCCGGTGGGGCTTTGTGTCCTGATTGCGGTGAGCTCACGGCGGCGTATCGGGTTTTGCCGGTGCAGGACGGGTGCCGGGTTCGGTATCACCGGTGTATCTGCTGCGGGTATTTGTTCAAGAGCGTGGAGAAGGCAATGGACAATGGACAATTGACAATGGACAACGAGGAAAGGAAAACGGGATGAGCATCATTGATGAAATGCGAGAGAAGGCGAGCGATCTCCAGGGTGTCGGGGAGTACTGGCTGGCGGAGCATCTGGAGGCGTGGGCTGATCGACTGGCGGCATCCGTCGCGCTGGTCCCAATCGCGGAGACCGAGGTATGAGTGACACGACGGGGTGGACGAAATTAAGCAACGTCTGTTACGAGAAGGTTATTGGTGACCGACCATTTCTTTGTGTGGAATGGTACGGAGTTTGGTGGCTCAGGATATGCACTGGAAGCGTTGAACTTGCCACCCGCCCGACCCTGCGCGAGTGCCAGCTACTCGCGCACGCAACCGCCCGGCTATGGGCTGGAGAAAAGGAATGAATGGCGCTTGGGCAGAAGACGAAACATTCGGCTGGTCCGCGACTTTCTGACCGCGTGCTTGGAGGATACGAAATGAAACTCACCCACGCCCTCGGCGCGACCGTCATCGTCGCCGTCGTCGCTATGGCCCAGACCATGGGCAGCACCGACAAAATCAGCCGCGTCCGCGAGGGGATACAGCACGTACCCGCACCGGACGGCAACGTCATCCCGTACCAGAATTACGCCGCGTATGCATGGCACGAGCCGCCCGCGACACCGGACCGGCCGGACGGCACGATAGACGCCACGGGCACGCGGGTGCTGCGCTGGCCCATCCTCGCCTATTACCCGTCAAGCCCTAACCCTATCGTGGTCTGGTATCACGACGGCGCGTTCCGTGCCAGCAATGGCAACCGCTGGGGCGGGCCTTCGCGGTGGGCCTACGTGCGGATGGATGAAGAAGTCTGGAACGCCACCAAACGCCAGTGGGAGATACCGGGACTCGGCTACGTGCCGCCCGAACCGACAGCGCCGCCAACGGGCAAGGCGGGCGTACATATGGACGCGGTGCAAGGCCAGTGGATGGTGGACGACCTCAAGCGGTCATTTACCACGACGCAGATACAGGACATGATGGACGCCTCACCATACGATGAACCAGACACGGGAGCGCCGGAAGCAGGCGCGGGAGAAGAATGATGACGATGTGGAAATATAGCGAGCATGGCGGGGTAAACGTGGCAGTCAAACGAGGCGAAGAAATTGAGCACTTGGGTGATGCGCTCAGGCTACACAACGCAGACATAGCCGCGATGGAAGCCAAACTAAAGGAAGCCATGGGAGAATCGATATGGGAGGCAGACACTCGCCGTAAAGACAATGCTACATACGAGGCGCGGATCGCAGATTTGCAGCGCAGGCTGGATGCCATATTGGAATTGGCACCAGACGGCGATCTCGATTATCGCGAGATCCGCGCTATCGCGGAGGGCCGGGACAATGGGTGACCGACCGCGATACCGAAACGGGATTCTGGTGTACGCAGCCAAAGACATCCACGACGATGTGCGTGATGGTATGGATCCCGATTGCCTGTTTGTCGGGCTGGAAAAGTTTGAGGCGCTGAGTGCAGATCGCGACGAGTGGGAAAAGCGCTGCAAGCGTCTGGTTGGTGTGTTGTCTGTTTACGGACTCAGCCCGCAAGCCGTGGCGATGATCGCGGAGGGCAGCATGGAAGCCGAGAACGACTGGAGGCGGACGCTGTGAATTTGCGCGCACTTTGGATCCAGTTCTGGCACGAATTGAGACAGCAGAACCGGCACGCGACCGGCAAGCGGAGGAAGGCACGGAGCGCGGGGAATGTGAAGCATCGGAATTTTCGGTGAAGGTTGAAGGTTGAAGAGAACACGGGCCGCTGACGCGACCCTGGACAGGCAGGAATGCCTATCCTCCGTTGATGAATGTCCGTTTTGATATGGTGTAGGATGAAAAATTGGATGGCACGCAAAAGCGCGAAGGCGCCAAGGAAGGAAAAGAGAACAGCATGTGTGAGAATTTCAAGTTTAACGCTGTCATCAATGTCGCTTGCTCAAAGTGCGGCAAAGACGAAGTTATTCCAATTGTATTTTCATTCGAGAAAGAAGATAGATTGCCCAAGGGATGGGTATTAATGAAACTACAGGCCAGGCTAGAAAACAACACGTATTATGATGAAAGATTGCATTACTTCTGCGAGCCTTGTGCGCGCGAGGTTTTGCCAGGGTACTTCGATCACTTTGACGGTGATTAGTTGCTAAGTGAAAGGTTAGACCTTTTGCCCCTGTTGCTATGGTGTAGCAACGGGGGCCTATTTTTTTGTGTGGATATGTGGCAAGGTGTTTGCAAAGGGAAGTAATTTCCTGGAGTGAATACTTTGTCTGTACAAGTGAAAACCTGATGGGCGTCTTGTCGAGTGCGGCACGTGCTTGTCGTTCCGCTGCTTCGGTTCTGGAGCGGCGGTCTTCGGTGCATCCGGCGCGGCTGGACGATCCTCGGAAGATGTTCTATGGGGTGTCGGGTGAGGATGCCACGGGGCTTGAGCTTGGCGAAGGGGAGGTGTTGGGGTGGCCCGCACTGATTCAGGCGCTTCGGATGATCTCGTGGGGCATTGGCTTGATGCCGTGCCACATTTACGAGCGGACCGGGGACGGCAAGGGCAAACTTAAGGCGGCGGAAGAACATCCGCTTCACTGGGTGCTTCACGACGAGCCCCACGTGGAATATACGCCGTTTGAATTCAACTCGGCTATGGCGTTTCGGGCCGCGTTCCAAGGGGATGCCTACGCGCAGATCATGTCGAAGAATGGTTTCGTGACTTCGCTCTTCCCGATGGATACGCACCGGATGACGGCGAAAAGGCTGAATGGCGCGCTCTATTTCGAGTACCAGGAGAACGGCGCGAAGAAGCTTTTCCCCGCTGATCAGATCCTCCACATCAAAGGCTTCAACGACGGCGGGATCCTCGGCTTTGCCCTGAACCAGCTATCGCGGACGACGCTCGCTAAGGGTGTGGCCATGGATCGATTCGGCGCGCGGGTCTTCAAGAACGGTATGACGGGCGGTGCGGTGATCGAAGCCGAACAGCCGTTCAAGTTTCCCAACGACGACGAGAAGAAACGGTTTTACGACAAGATCCAGGAGTCCATGAGCGGCCAGGACAACTGGCACCGGGTGATCGGACTGCCCTACGGCATGAAGATGAAGAACCTCGGGGTGAGTCCGAAAGACGCTCAGCTTATCGAGGGGCTGACCTTTCAGGTGCAGGACATTTCGCGGCTTACGGGCGTTCCTCCTTCCCTTCTCATGGAACTGAGCCGCAGCACCTTCACGAATACGGAGCAACAGATGCTCCAGTTCATTCAGCTTTGTCTTGGTCCGTGGATCGTGAACATCGAGCAGCGCTACAAAAAGAGCCTGCTGCTCAGCATGGACGAGCGGAAAAAATACGTGATCAAGTTTTTGGTCGACGCGCTTCTCAGAACCGATCTCAAAACTCAGAACGACGCACTTCGTGTGGCAGTCGGCCAACCCTGGATGTCGGTCAATGAGGCGCGCGACCTGAAAGAACTCCAGCCCCTTGAGGGCGAGCAGTATAACGAGGTGGCGCTGCCGCTGAATATGGCATCGCCTGGTGGGGATCCTGGGCTGACGCCGGAGGCACCAGCACCTGCAACGCAGACCCCTGCGCAAGACGGGGATGCGGACACAGGGCAGAGGAAGACGCGGGACGCGAAGGCTACGGTGGAGCAGCGGGCTTCGAAGCTGAGCGCGGTGAAGGCGCGGGTGGGGCTTCGGGATGTGTTTCGGCCTTTGCTTGAGGATGCCTATGGGCGCCAGATGCGGGCGGAAATTCGCGAGGTGACGAAGCTGGTGGACAAGCACCTGGGGACGGAGGGCCGCGCTACGCGGGACGCTTCGAGCCTGGGGGCGTCGCTTGAGAAGTACTACAACAACAACCCGGCCTATGCGGCGGCCCTGGAGAAGATCCTGGGTCCGGTGATGCGGTCCTATGCGAATGCGGTGAAGCGTGCGGTGGAAGGCGAACTGGGTGGGCCGGTGCCGGACCTCGGGGACTTCATCGACAACTACACGAAGGGCTTCACGGCACGCCAGGCGGAGAGCCACCTGGGGCAGTTGCTTGCCCTGGTGCGCGATTCGGAAGACCCCTACGCCTCAGTCAATGAACGGCTGAAAGAATGGGGCATCGGGCGCAGTGGCGGCGCGGGTAAGACGGCGGCTGAGAAGCTGGCGGGGCGCGAGGCGATCCAGTGGGGTGATGCGGTGGCGCGTGAGTCGATGCGCCGTGCCGGTGTGACCCAGTTGGTCTGGATTGCGAACGGAACGGCCTGCCCGATCTGCCAGGAGCTTGACGGCTCGGTGGTGGGGATTGAAGACGGCTTCGTGGAAGCAAGCGACGAGATCGATCCGGCGGATGACGAGGTGAGCCCGCTGAAGGTTTACAGCAAAGTGCTTCACCCACCTTTGCACAACGGCTGCGAATGCATGCTGGCGGCGGGCTGAGGGAATTATGAATTACGAATTGCGAATGACGAATGACATGGAGGGTTCGCGGTGAAAGGGCTTATTGAGAGACGTGCGGTGCCTTTCGAGGTGCGGGCGAGCGAGGACGGAAAGCCGAAGTTGCGCGGGCTGGCGGTGGTCTTCAATTCGGAGACGGTGATTGGTGGCGAATTTCGCGAGGTGGTTCGTCCTGGTGCGCTGACGAAGACGATTGCAGAGCGTGACATCAAGATGCTTTGGAACCATGACACGAACTTTCCCATGGGTTCCACGCGGGCCGGAACGCTTTCGCTATACGAGAGTGCGCGGGGGCTGGAGGTGGACAACGATCCGCCGAGCCTCGGCATGAATGCCGGGTTCCTTGAGAGCATCGAACGGGGCGACGTGAGCCAGATGAGCTTTGGCTTCGAGGTGATCAAGGAGAACGTGGTGCGCGCGGAAGGCGAGATGCTTTTGCGCGAGATCCTTGAGGTGAAATTGTGGGAGGTGAGCCCGGTGACGTTCCCCGCTTATACCGACACCGAGATCGGTACACGGGCGGCGGAAGTACGGGCGGGCTGGGTTAAAGAAGGCATTTTGCCGGATTCGCTTGTGCGGTCCGGAGACGATAACGCCGAAGGCGACACCACTCCGGAGCCGGACCCCAGTGCGGTCCACTCTGTCGAGCCGGGCGGGGAGGCGACGATGGACAGAAACAACGCGAGGGCAATGCGGGCGCTACTGCTGGCAACCCTGGAGAAAGAACTATGCTGAACGCATTACGTCAGAAACGGGCTAAGGCCCTGAGCGATGCACAGGCGATTGACGCCCGTGCGCATGGTGAGAACCGGGACATCAACGCGGAAGAGCGCGGGCAGTTTGAAGCGTTCATGGCGGATTACACCGCTTTGGGCGATCAGATCCAGCGCAAAGAAATGTTGGAGCGTGAGACGCTGCGCCTGGCCGAGTTGACCAATGAGCAGGTAGACCTTAACAGCGGCGTCGAACATCGCTCTGTTACCCCTGAATCTGAACTTCGCGCCCGTCAGTACAAGGCGTATGAGGGCTGGTTGCGCAGCGGCCAGATGGGTCCGGAATTCCGCGCGCTTCAGGTGGATCAGGATGTGACCGGCGGTTACCTCCAGACCCCTCAGCAGATGGTGACCCAGTTGCTCAAGGCTGTTGATAACCAGGTCTTCATGCGGCAGCTTGGCACCGTCTATCGCGTGCCGAACGCCGAGAGCCTGGGTGTTCCCAGCCTTGACGCTGACCCGGCTGACCCGACCCGCACCACGGAAATTCTTTCCGGCGATGAAGACAGCACCATGGCCCTGGGCAAGCGCAAGCTGACCCCGACGCCCTATGCCATTCGCCTGAAGTCTTCCCAGACCCTGCTTCGGAAGGTGCCCTCGGCTGGCGCCCTTATCGAAGAGCGCCTGGCCTACAAGATGGCTGTGGTTGACGAGAACGCTTTCATGAACGGCGACGGCGGCGATTCGCCCCTGGGCGTGTTCACTGCAAGCGCGAATGGTGTGCCCACCAGCCGCGACTACAACACCGACATGACCACCACGGCCCCGACCTTCGACGGGCTGTTGGGCATGAAGTACACCCTGAACGAAGCCTATTGGGGCAACGCTGGAACCCGGTGGATCTTCCACCCCGACTGCATGCTGAAGATCGCGAAGATCAAGGACGGTGAAGGCCGCTACCTGCTGCGCGAGAACGTGGCCTCGGGCGAGGGTGACACCATCTTCGGCATCCCCGTGGCGCTGAGTCGCTACGCCCCGAACACCTTCACCGCGGGCCTGTATTTCGGGATCCTCGGTGACCTGAGTTACTACTGGATCGCCGATGCGCTTGACCTTCGGATCCAGCGGGTGAACGAGCTCTACGCCGCGACCGACCAGGTTGGTTTCTTCGCGCGCGCGGAAGATGACGGCATGCCGGTGCTTGCCGAGGCGTTTGTTCGCGGGAAACTGGCTTCATAGTCTGGAGTCTGTAGTCCGGAGTCTGTAGGAAACAAAAACAATCAACGCCTGGGCACGGCTAAAGGCACGGCCCAGGCGCGAAAGGAATAACGACATGAGCTTTTTGAAGAACAACGTTTTGTCGGTAGGCGAAGCGGCGGGCGCTGCGAATACCACGGCACTCACCAGTGAGATCGTTGACATGAGCGGTTTCGACACCGTGACGTTCATCGCCTTGACCGGCGACGTGACGAGCGGGTGCGTGCTGGGCCTGAACATCGAGCACGGCGACGTGGCTGCTGGCAGCGACATGGCCGACACCACGATCAACGCAGCCTTCACGGCTGGCGCGAGTGATGCGGACAGCAAGATCCTGGCCGTGGAACTGCACAAGCCGACCAAGCGCTATGCCCGCGCGGTGCTGACCCGCACCACGCAGAATGCTGTGGTGGGCGGGATCATCGCGATCCAGTCCGAGCCGAGCAAGGCGCCAGTGACCCAGGACGCGACCGTGATCGATCACGAGATCGGTATCAGTTCGCCGTCCGCTTAATGATCTCTTTCCTTCTGCTGGGCCTGTCGCCTTGTAGGGTTGCCATGGTTGGGGGTGGTGCGCGAGTGCCACCCCCACTCCTGGGCGGAAAGAATTATGAATTATGAATTATGAATTATGAAAGGGGATGGTGATGCGTGTGAAGGTTCACCTGCTGAAGCGGGTTGCGGGGCCGGATGGGAATTTTCCGTCCGGTCGGACGATTGAGGTTTCTGAGGCGCAGGCGAAAGACCTGGTGGCTGATGGTGCTGCGGAACGGATTGACGCGATGGTGCCGTATGTGAGTCTGGAGTCTGGAGTCCGGAGTCCGGAGGAAGAGAAGGCACCAAAGAGCAAGCGGGAGACGGCGGTTGATAAGGGTTCTTCGAAGCGGGAAAAGGCGGACGAAAAGTAGTCTGGAGTCTGGAGTCTGGAGTCTTTAGGAAACAAGACGCGCGTTGCGCGGGAGAATATAGAACATGAGCTACAACAGGAAAGTTTACGAGAAGCAGGGCGCGGACGAGTTGCACGTTTCGGACGAGGGCCGGATCCGGCTGGATGGCGCTGCGGTGATTGAGGCGGAAACGGCGGCGGTAACGCTGAGCACGAACGCCGGAACGCTGAGCAAGCGCATGGGCCTGATCACGACTGAGGCATTGACCACGGCGGCTGGCGCGGCGGTGACCTTGACGATCACCAATACCCTCTGCGCTGCTGCGGACATCCTCCGCGTATGGCGCCAGGGCGGTACGAGCGACGAAGGCACGGAGATCTTCTATGGCATCCCCGCTGCCGGCAGCTTCACGATCCTGCTGGAGAACCGTCACGCGAGTGCGGCGTTTGATGGCACGTTCATCTTCGGCTTCGAGATCATCAAGCAAGCAGCTTAAGAGTCTGGAGTCCGTAGTCCGGAGTCTGGAGGAAGAACGCGCTTTGCGCGGGAGTTTTGGCGATGCATGTTCAACGATTTGTTGTGCCGGTTACGGTGGATGCGAGTGGCGATGCCACGGCGTACAGCCCTGTGGTTACGGGGCGGGTGCTCCAGATTCATTATGTGAAGACGGACTACGCGAATGGCGTGGACTTCACGATCACGAGCGAGGCTACGGGCCAGCAGCTTTGGGTACAGGTGAACCAGGACTCGGCCGCTATCAAGGCACCGAGGCAGCCTACCTATGACGGGGTTGGGGTGGCGAGCCTGTATGCGGCTGGTGGTGAGCCGGTTGAGGATCACATTTATCTGGCGAATGACCGGGTGAAGATCGTTGTCGCTGCTGGTGGTGTTTCGAAGACGGGCACGTTCCACGTTGTGATTGGGTAACGCATGAACCTCTATGCGACATTGACTGCTTTGAAGAGCGCGCTGAATGTGACGAGCACGGCGCGGGACTCGCTTTATCTGGAGCATCTGGCGGCGGCGAGTCGTCGGATTGAGCAGCATTGTGGCCGGGTGTTCTATGTGTCGAGCGCGGTGCGGTATTTCAATGCGCCGTCCGGTGACCTGGCCTGGCTGGACGACTTCTGTAGTTTGTCGGCGCTTGCGATGGACAGCGATCTGGATGGAACCTTCGACGGTGAGACTTGGGTGGAGGGGACGGACTGGGTTTCGTTCCCCTACAACTCGTTCCCGAAGTTCGGCGTGGAGATGCACGTCAATGGTGACTACGGCTTCGTGGAGCAGCGGCGGTACATAAAGGCTACCGGTATCTTCGGGTATGGCGACGGGCTGAGCGCAAGCCCCTGGGACGCGAAGACGATCACGGGGACGGTGGCCAGCGTGGACGGCACGACACTGACGCTCAGCGCGGATGGGGTGGTCCAGGCGGGCCACACGATCCAGATCGGGACGGAGCAGATTTATGTGGAGAGCCTGGGCACGCTGAATGCCGTGGTGCTGCGCGGTGTGAATGGGACCACTGCGGCGATTCATGCGGCGGCTGCGGTGAGCCTGGCGAAGTACCCGGTGGCGGTGGTGCGGGCTTGCGTGACGCTGGCGATCTCGGGGCTGAGTCGCGAGGGCAAGGCCGGGATGAAGACGGAGCGGATCGGGGACTACAGCTACACGCTTTCGGATGAAGGCGACGAAATGAAGTTTCTTGAGCGTGCGCTCATGGGCCTTGGAAAACTGGTATGAGCTTCGACAGCCTGAAAAATACCACGATGGACGTATGGCGCGAGGGTTCGCCTTCGAAGAACGCTATCGGTGAGAGCGAGGGAACCTGGGGCGCCATCGAGGAGGCCGTGTCGGTGCGCTGGCAACCTACGGGCGGCGAGGAACGGACGGACGAGAGCAAGGCGGCGCTTCGGCTGGGTAAGGTTTGGTTTGACCTGGGGCTTGACCTTCGGGCTTCGGACCGCGTGGAGATCGACGGGGACTACTGGGAAGTGGTCACCGTGGATCCCGACGTTTCCGGGGCTGGCCACCATGGCGCGGCGGAACTTCGACAGGTGACGCTATGAAGGTGGGCATCCGCGCGAAGATCAACCTGGGCGGTAAAGACTGGGTGGCGCACGTGACCGGGCTGACCGGCGACCAGATCCAGCAGATGGGTCAGGACATCGCGGCGGAAGCGGAGCGCAATGTGGGCGCGATGAGCTTCATCGAGAGCACGGGCGAACTGAAGTCGAACATAGACTATCAGAAGACGGGCGCACTCAGTTGCCAGGTGTCGGCGGCGGCGGACCATTCGAGCTATATCGAGTGGGGCACGAAGTACATTGATCAGAAGATGCCTTTTATCTGGCCTGCTTATCGCAAGGTGAAGAAGGCTCTTCTGAGCGGGAAACCGTGGGTATGATTGACGCGGACGCGATCCTGTATGCCTTCCTCACGGAGAGTGGGAACGCGCTATATAACCTGGTGGAGACGCGGATCGAGTATGGCCAGACGCCTGAGGGCTTTGACGATACGGCCACGCAGTTGGTCTTCCTGCTGGATGATGGCGACCCGTACACGCGGGGGCAGATGGAGGATTGCACGTACCTCTTCCACTGCTACGGCGGTGCGGGGAAGTGGCGGGCGGCGAAGGCGGTCTATGAGGCACTTCGGGATCGCCTCCACAACGTGAACATGGAGACGGTGGGGGTGCTGGGTGTGATTATGGCGATGCATGCGGATGGCACCGGGGAGCCTATGACGCACCCCGGCACAAAACACAAGCTGGTAGTGGGCCGCTTTCGCGGCAAATTCAAGGAGATCTAAGACATGGGAACAGTTGCGAATCTTATTATTCCGAAGCCGGAAATTTACCTCGGGCCTGTTGCCCAGGCGATGCCGACGATTACCGGGACGCTCGGCGGAACGGTGAGCACTACGGGCTTCACGAGCGTGGGCTTCCTCAGTGAGGGATCCAAGGCGTCTCTCGAGTTCATGGCGGAGCGGCGGAAGTTTCGCCCGATGAATAAGCTGACGCCGATTGGCGCGGCGAACATCACCAAGGGCGCAACGATCACGCTTACCCTGGCGGAGAGCGATGTGGCCGCGTGGGAAGTGGCCATGGCCTCAGCTGCTGAAACGGGCGGGGTGGTGACGGACAACGACGACGGCACGATCAATTTCTATCAGATGCTGATCATTACGGCGGCCAAGGTGTGGCAGTTCCGCATGGTTGCGGCGGATGAGAACGCCAAGAGCGAACTGGACGACACGCAGGAAGAGCAGATCGAGGTGGTCTTCGAGGCTTATGAATATGAGTCTGGGAGCGATGGCGAACGCGTTTGGAAGTGCCACACGCGGACGGCGTGATGAATTATGAATTGTGAATTATGAATTACGAATGAAGACGCCCTGCGGGCGGGAATAGGAGAATATGAGCAATGAGTATTTCTAGTCCGGTTATCAAGATTGGGATCACTGCTTCGGAGTTGATCGCGGATGACACGCTGAGCACGACCGCGCGGACGGTGCAGCACACGCTGTTCGATGAGACGATCACTCCGAGTCCGGCGACTGTGTTCTCGGGTGCGGTTTACGCGCTGATCGCTGGTGCGAAGACCCTGGACCTTCGCGCGCTGCGGACGGTGGCGGGTGGCTCGGGCGACGGCAACGGTCTGAAGGTACAGGGGTTCTATTTCAAGAACCTGGGCGCGAACCCGATGACCATCGTGGCCGGTGCTTCGAATGGGTATCTGATTTTCGGCACGAGCGGGAGTGTGATCGTTCCTGCGGGTGGCGCGCTTTGCCTTTCCCTGGCGGACGCGAGCGCAGATGTTGACGCGACCCACAAGACGATTGACGTGAGCGGCACACTGGTGCAGACGTTTGAAGCGGCTGTGATCCTCGGATGATGGCTGAAGGATGAAGGCTGAAGAAGGAAAGAGCATGGACGAGGATGGCAATACGGTGACGCCCAGGACGGACGATCAGATTCTGTCTGGCGTGGTGCCGGGACACGGGGCCATGGTTCTGGGTGGTCGGTCGTATCCGGTGCGCGAGGCGAGCAATGCGCGGGCGCGTGATATACGGCTGGCGATTGCGCAGTTTGGCGCGGATGCGGCCAAGTGGCGCGAGGATGACCCCAGGACGCTGGACCGGATGGAGACGATGCTGGATCAGTCGATCCGGCGCTTCTCCCCCGAGATTGAAGCGGACTGGGAACACATTGCCGAGAACGCCACGGACACGGAACGCTTGACGGCGATGGCGATCATCCGCGAGGTGGTGATGCTCCCTTTTACGACGCTGGCGGGGATGGTGCCGGTGGCCCCTCCAGCGGGCAACCGGAAAACAAAACGGGCTGGTCGGAAGTCTACGACCTGATTCAGCATGAGTATGGCGCGAGCCTGCTGGAACTGGATCGGGAATGGACGCCGGGTATCACTCAGTTGATGCTGCGGCGGATGTCGGAACGGTACAAGAAGCAGCACAAGAAGTCGAAGAAGAAGCCGGGCACGATAGAACTAAGCGAAGACCGGATCGAGGGTTCGATCTGGGAGAAGGGTTAGCCGATGGCATTCAAGGCCGGTGAAATAGTTTTCCAGATTACCGCTGAAACCAAGGCGCTGAACAAGGCCATGGGCGACGTGAGTGCGAATGTGCAGAAGAACTTCGGCAACATCGCGAAAACGGTGGGCAACACCATGATGGGCGTTGGCGCGGCGGTGACGGGGGCTGTTGCTGGAATCGGCTATAAGGCACTGAGCGCGGCGGAGGAAGTGAGCAAAGCCTCAACGAAGATAGTGGCGGCGCTGGGCCTTCCAAAGGAAGAGGCGGAACGGTTTCGCCAGATGATCAGGGAAGTGTACGGCGACAACTTCGGCGAGAGCCTGACGGACGTGGGCGTGGCTATTCAGGAGATCGCTGTGGGTCTGGCGAAAGTCGGCGTTATGTCTAATGAGGAGATCGTGAAGGCCACAGAAAACGCTTACATGCTGCGGGACGCTTACCAGGTGGACATCGGCGAAAGCGTAGGCGCGGTCACTGGCCTGATGCAGAACTTTGGACTAACGAGCCAACAGGCTTTTGATTTTTTGACCCTGGGGATGCAGCGGGGCATGAACACCTCGGGGGACTTCCTGGAATCCATTGGCGAATACTCCACCCAGTTTGCCGAGGGTGGGGCGACTGCTGCGCAGTTCTTCAGCATGATGGAGACCGGCATGCAAAGTGGCATGCTCGGCACGGACAAGGCGGCGGATGCGTTCAAGGAATTCCGCGTGCGGCTGCTGGACGGATCTAAGGCCACGGCAGGCGCGATGGCCATGATCGGGCTGGACATTGGCCAGATCACAGCGCAGATCAACGCGGGAACCTTGACCACCGCAGACGCCTGGGATCTGGTGATCGAAAAGCTACGGGGGACGAAGGATCAGGCGGTCCAGCTTCAGGCAGGCGTGGGTCTGATCGGGTCGCAGTTCGAGGATCTGGGGGCCAAGACCGTGCTGGCGATGACCATGGGCATGACTTCCATGGACGAAATGAAGGAATCCACAGCAAACCTTTCCGAGCAATATAAGACGCTCGGAAACGACTTGGAGGGCGTGAAGCGGAAGATGGTTCTGGCTTCGGAAGCCATGGGCCATGCGATTGCCCCGGCGCTCGGCAGAATATTGGATGCGGTGGCTCCGGTGATTGAGAAGTTTGCCGCATGGGTTGAGAAGAATCCAGAACTTGCAGCAACGCTTGGTGTGGTGGCTGGTGCGCTGGGTGCGCTGATACTTGCTGCTGGCATTGTGATCAAAATTGCGGCGGCGGTGGCGGAGTCTTGGATTCTTGTGAAGGCTGCGTTTGCGATTGTGGCAACTGCGGCCTCGGGCCTGGCGGCTGCGATTGGTTTGCCGGTGTGGGCGGTGGTGGCGATTGTGGCGGCGGCGACGGCGGCGATCTACTACTACTGGGATGAACTAAAATATGGTCTTGGCGTTGTGTGGCGCGCCATTTCATCGGCATGGATGACTATATGGGGTCCGATCATTGATGGGATTATGTGGCTGCAAAACATCGGGCTGAGTGTGCTTGAAAAGGCACAGGGCCTGATTGGCTGGGGCGGCGGTGGTGGCGGCGGTCCACAGTACGCGATGGCGGGGCCTGGTGGTGGTGGTCCGCAGTACGCGATGGCTGGCCCAGGTGGAGGCGGGGGCGGTGGCGGCTTCGGTGGCGGTATCAGTCTGACTTTCAATGTTTCGGGCATTACGGATCCGGGCGCTTTCTCTCGGATGGCGGCTGAACAGCTTCAGCTTGAACTCAGATCGCGTGGTCTCTAATGGCTCATAGCATGACGATAGACGGGATCGACCTGGGCGGGGCGAACTATGGCTTTGTGGTGGAGGCGAATGATTTCGTTACGCCGCCTGACGCTCGGGTGAACCGGGACCGGCTTGCTATGGCGGACGGGGACGCGGCGCAGGGTTCGACGTTTGACGGGCGGACGGGTGTGGTGTCGGGGGTGGTTGTGGCGACGAGCTACGAGAACCTACTGGCACAGAAAGAGAATATCCAGCGGGTTACCTGGCTCACGCAGTCGGGCAGCAAGGTGTTGACGTTCGACGCGCACGCGGGAAAGCAGTGGCGCGGGCGGGTGCTTAAAGTTGCCTATTCGAATGAGACCCCGGTGACGGTGGATCTGGTGCTGACCCTTTACGCCCCGCAGCCCTGGGCCGAAGCGAGCACAGCGACGACGGTGACGGCGGCGAGCATTCCCACGAATCCTTCCACCATTTAGAAAGAGAAAGATGACACCAGGCGGAACACAGCTTACAGACTGGGTGCTGACGATCAAGAATGGCGCGACCGGGGCGGCGTCGGTACAGGTGTCGAACGCTTACACGGGGGAGAGCGTGGTGTGGGCGAATGCGCTGGCGGTGAATGCGTGGCTCAGGCTGAGCAGTGAGACGCAGCGGTGCGAGGTATCGACGGACAGCGGGGCGACCTGGACGCGACGAAATGAGAATGTGACCGGGTTGATTCCGCAGATTCAAGGTGGGGTGAGCAATGTGATCACGATCACGGGTTTGGTTGGGGCGACGGCGGATTATTCTTACACGGCGAAAGGTTAGCTGATGGCCCAGCGAGCAATACATAAGGTTGCGGATCGGTGGTTCGCGCAGCTTAATACGACGGTGAACTCGGCTGTTACAAGCTGGGTTTTGAAGGCTTCGGGCGCTACCGGGTTGCCGGTGCCGAGTGCGCTTCAGGATGTGGTGGTGCATTGTGGGACGGAGAAGGCGCTTGTCACTGCGATTGCTGTGGACACACCCTCGGCAGGGCTGGACACCCTGACGGTGACACGGGGCTATGGCGGGAGCACGGCGGCAAGCCACTCGGCGGATGCTTATGTGGGCCACTACTACTACCGGGAACATCACAACGACCTGGCGGAGCGGCTGGCGCAGTTGGAGTATTTCCTGTGGGGCCAGTTCGGCAAGACGAACGGGCGACTTCAGAGCGGGCTTTATGTGCAGGCTGAGGGTTCGCCAAGCCTCACGGTGGAGATCACGGCGGGGGGAGGCTTCGCTGTGGGTCAGCCTGTGGCGCTTAGGACCACGGCGACGAAGACATTTATCGCACCCGTGACGAACCCGCGCATTGACGTGATCCAGATTGACCAGGAGGGGAACATCGAGGTGAAGGCGGGGACAGAGGCGGGATCACCGGCTGCGCCAAGTGTGGACGCGGACGCGCTGAAGTTGTGTGAGATCTATTGTCGGGTGGGGATGACCTCAATCAAGGACACGGACGACGCGAGCAACGGCTACATCACGAATACGGATAATTGGCTGTGATGAAGGGTGAAGGGTGAAGGGTGAAGGGTGAAGGGTGAAAAACTTGAGCAACGAGGTTTTTGAATGAGTGCTTTGATCGGTGATTTTGAGATTGGGACGCAGCCGCTTTGGCCTGCGGCTTCGGTCACGATTGCCGATGTGTTTGATCTGCCAGCCTGGGAACGGCCTACGGGGGACACGGGCTACACGGCACCGGAGGGCACGGAGACGTTCACGGGTACGCCGGGCTTTGGCGGGACGGGCGGCACGGAACCGAGCACGGGCACGCCGGGCTTTGATGGCGAGCCGACGACGGCCAGCTTCTGGAGCATTGGCGATGAGAGCGACCCGAACGACGGCGGCGCGATCACGGTGGTGGGCATTGATGGGACTGTAACGCTGATCCCGATTTATGCGCACCGGGTTCGGTTCTGGCGGGTGGAGGTGTACGACGAGGACGGGGTGCGGGTGGCGTATGTGCCGCACATCATAAGCGGCAAGCTGCAAAGGAAATTGGACCAGGCGAGCACGCTGGAGTTCAAGGTGGCTTTCGGTTCGGAGGGCGCTTCGGACTTGACGCGGCCTAACTACATCGTGCTGCGGGACCGGTGGGGCTTCGTGGTGGACACGTTCCAGATTCAGCGGCGGCGCCCTATTGGCCAGGGTGACGCGAGCTACATCGAGATCGTGGCCCAGGGCAAGATCGCGCAGCTTCGTGATGAGGTGGTGCTTGAGTACAACGCGGCGACGGCGGGGATTACCGTGGGTGATCACGTGGCGGCGTTGTTGGCACTCCAGGCGCAGGCGGCGTTGATCGAACTCGGCACGATTGAACCGGAGATCGCGGACATCGAGTTGCCCTTCTATGTGGCGGATTCGAACATCCATGCGGCGCTGCTCCAGCTTCAGACGGCGATTCCCAAGGACTTTCGCGGGCGGTTTTACCTGGACGCGAAGGGGAAATTCCAGTGGCGATTGATACCGGGCGACACGGGCGAGCAGGTGATCACGCGGGGCCGGAACGTGCAGAACGTACAGGCCGAGACGGATTACAGCCTGCTGGTGAATCGCGTTTACATGTATGGCGATGGCTTGGACGTGCGGGACCGGCTGAAGTTGACGGACGCGGGGGAGGCGGAAGAGTACCTGGAAGACGCGGCGAGCGTGACGGCGTGGGGGTTGAGTCCTGCGATTAAGGTGGACCGGCGCATCCGGCACCCTGAGACACTGCTCAGGGTGGCGACACGGATCCTTGAGGAATTCGCCACGCCCCAGGTGAAGATCGATGTTGACCTGCTGGACCTGGCGAAGGCGGACGGCATTGCGGGGTGGCGGGACATCGAGATCGGCGGGAAGTATCGGGTGGTGGATACGACGCTCGGGGTTGACACGACGGTTGAGATCGTGGGCATCGAGGTGGACTTCTCGCGGCCTGTGGCCATCCGGGTGGAGCTTGCGAACCAGACGAAGACGCTCGGGGACTTGATCGGCGATCTGGTGGACTCGCTACAGCAGCCGCTTGATGTGGATGGCGACCGCTACCCGACGATGGGCAGGAACTACAGCGAGCGTGAGGCACGGGTGGCGCGGGCTGGTGACGTGCGCTGGAATGACGGGACCGATAAAGGGCAGATGCATGACGGAGCCGACTGGCAGGACATCGGCGCGGGGGATGAGTTGCACTTCCAAGCGACCACCAAGGCCGGGCTTACTGCGGCCAGCGGTGTGGACGTGCGGAGCTTTGGCCGTGTGGAGGGCAGTGGATCGGACAACGGCATGGTGTGTGTACCCAATCCGGCGAAGTCTGGGTGGGACGCTTTGAACTTCTGGGAATAGCGATGGCTTGGACGGTGCCGACATATGCGGGGACCTACATGGGCGGAACGCCGAGCAATGCGCGCACTGCCATGTTTGAACTTTGCCGTGCCGTGAACGAACGGCAGGCGGCGCTTGCGCTGACAAAGACGGAATTTTTCAAGGCGGACGGGACGGAGGCAGCCGACATTACCCTGGCGGACATTTTGAATATCCGCGCGGCAGGCGTCGAATCGAATGCAGAGAAGAACTTGAAGCGGGTGCGCGGCGCGATTATTGCCATGCTCGCTGGTGCGAGCTTTGACCCGGTGTTTACAACAACGTCCCTCGGCAATACTGCATTGACGAAGGCGGCAGTGGAGACGGCCATAGGCACGGACTTGGACGCGAACCCGATACGACCGCAGGAGGCGCGATATTGGCAAGCCATGCAAGACGCGCTCGACTTGATGATTTATGCGCGGCGCTATCGCGGTGAGTTGGTCAATCCTGCATGGGTCGGTATTTCCGCAGCGCGAATGACATGGGATGTTTATTCCGCTTCGGGATCACCGCCGCGCCAGACGGCATGGACAACGATGCTGGCCGACTCCCCTACGTCCGTCGATACTGGACTCAGCAGCAATAATTTCGTGCAGGCGACTTTGACCAGCGGCAGCAACGCGCAGGCGCGCGACCATGTGAGCAACGTCGGGCTGGCGGCTCCCACCTCGGGCTATTTTGACGACGTGGCGAGTTGCTATGCGGGCGCTTCTGTGTCTGCGCTGGGGACCATCGAGGATGGGACTATCACGACCATTGATGTTGACCTCGATGGGGACACACACACTATCTCGCTCGGGGCGATACCTGGGCAGGTAAATTATTTGCCGATATCAACCACACAAATACCGCTTGCGGCTGCGCGGGATGACATAACTTTGGCATTTATCGGGTTGCCTGGGACGGTGCCTTTTTCGGCGGACGATGCCAACCTGGGGGTGATGTGCAATCTCGCGTGGTGTCACTTTGATTTGACTTCTATTTTATCTGACCAAGCATAGGAACACCCAACATGAAAAACAGATCTACCCCTTCCCGGCTGGGCCTTACGCTTGCGCTGCTGCTGGGTGTGACCCTGATCGCGGCGGCTGCGCAGCGGTACACGAGCATCCAGATCGGGCCGAACCCGAGCACGACGAATCTGGAACTGGTGAGCGGCGGCGATATTGTCTTCAAGGAGAAGGCGGACCACTCTTCCACGCCGGGCGCGGGGTTCGGCTACCTGTGGACGAAGAACACCACGCCTTCTACCCTCATGTTCACCAACGACGCGGGGAGCGATACGACCCTGGGCGCGGGTGGTGGGGGCGGTGGGCACACTATCGAGGACGAAGGCACGCCGCTGACCACGCGGACGAAATTGAACTTCGTCGGCTCGGGCGTGACGGTGACGGATGACTCGGGCGACGATGCGAGCGTGGTGACGATATCGAGCGGCGGGGATGCCTTGACAGCGAACCCGCTGAGCCAGTTCGCGGCTACCACATCGAGCCAGTTGCTTGGCGTGCTGAGCGATGAGACCGGGACGGGCGCTGCGGTGTTTGGCACGTCGCCAACGCTGACCACGCCTGCGCTTGGGACACCTTCGGCGCTGGTGCTCACGAATGCGACGGGGCTCCCCGCGACGAGCGTGGGCAATGGCCTGACCGATGCCCAGGTGAGCGACACGCTTACGGCTTCGCTGTTCGTGGGCAGTGGCAGCACGACCAGCGCTATTGATGCGGCTACGGCTGAGTTCGCGGGGAACATTCCCGTGGCCAGGCTGAACAGCGGCACCAGTGCGAGCGGGAGCACGTTCTGGCGCGGTGATGGGACGTGGGCGACACCCACGGGCACGGGGGATGTGGTCGGACCTGGGGCGGCTACGGACAACGGGATCGCAAGATACGACACCACCACGGGCAAGCTGTTGCAGAATTCGGCGGTGACGATTGCGGACACCACGGGGAACATGGCCGGGGTGGGCACGCTGAACACTCACACGATACCAGGTGGCACCGGAACGCTTGCGCTCACGTCGCAGATCACCGGCACGAACAGCGGGACGAATACGGGCGATGTGACGCTGGCCGGAACACCGGATTACATCACCATAGCCGGGCAGGTTATCACGCGGGGCGCGGTGGACCTGACCACGGACGTGACGGGCGAATTGCCGGACGCGAATGTCAGCAACACGCTCACGGCGAGCAAGGTGATCGGAAGTGGCAGCACGACGGACGCGGTAGACCTCGCAACGGCTGAGGTGGCGGGGAGTCTGCCGGATGGGAATGTGTCGGACACGCTCACGGCTTCGCTATTCGTTGGCTCGGGCAGCAGCACGACGGCGGTGGACCTTGCGACGGCGGAAGTCGCTGGCGATCTGCCGCTGGCGAACATCGCGCAGATCGCGCAACGGACGCTGGCAGGGCGGGCGCTGGGTGCGGGCACGGGTGACATTACCGCGCTGACCATGCTGCAAATTCAGACGCTATTGAACACCCCGATTGATGTGACCTCGGCAACGAACGCGACACCGTGGAACGGGAACAACGGAAAGATATTTTCCGACACGCTGACGGAGAACACGACCGTTTCCGCGAGCAGCGGGACGCCGTTTAATGGTCAGGTGGTGACGTTCCTGTTTACGCAGCACGCGAGCAGCGCGAAGACGCTGGCTTGGAATTCACAGTTCGCTGCGGGGTCTACGTTCACGAACACGATCCCGGTTATGACCACGACGCTTTCCGGTCGGAGTCGCTATATCTATGTTTACGATGGAACATTAACCAAGTACACGCTTCTGGCGCATGGGAATCACTAACATGAAATACCTGATTTTATTCGCAACACTGACCCAGGCCGCACTCAGCTACGGGGACACCTTGCAGCAACGGGTTGACGCATTGGACGGGGCACCGAACGTGCTTGAGGCGTGGATCGAGGTCGCCCCGGTGAGCATCGGCAGGGCGGGCACGGTCTACGCGGGGCGCGTGGCCTGGGTGGAGAGCACCGGAGCCACGGCCACCCAGAAGGGCATCGAGGTGATCGTGGTCAACCTGGGCGTGGTCGGGCAGGAGGCCGCGTATTGGCTGAATGCTATTCCCGAGCCGCTGAAACCTGCCACGCCGGATGCCTACATCACGGGGCGGACGGTGCCGTTCACGAAGGCCCAGGTGGAGAGCTTCTGTAATACGCAGTGGAAGGCGACGAGCGGCAACGCGGCGGCACGTGACGTGATTGAATTCTCGGTTGAGAACGTGACAGCGAACACCGTGCGCGTGTCGGGACTGTTTCACGATGTGGCCACGAACAACCGGCTGCAACTCACCTACCTGATTAGCCTGGTGGACGCGAATGGCTCTGCTTCTGGAGCCAACGTCAAGTTTGAGAAGGTGGTGGAATGATGTTCCGCAGACTGATAGCCTGCTGTCTGATACTGATCGCGCCGCTGTCGTGGGCTGATTGGGCTGACGAAAGAGACGGCAGCTTAGGATACGATACCGTCACAACGCTCGCCTCGGCTATCGATGAGGCTGTGACGTTTGTCGTCGTGTATATGTCCGATCTGTCTGCTGATTTTTGGGCCGCAATGGACACCGCCTCGGACACCGACGGCAAGACTATCCGCGTGAGCACCGCAGACGGCACGACGCAGCTCGCCTGTGTGCCCATCGGCGTCAACACCGGCACGGACACCGGGTGTCTCATATTCCTCGGGACCGGCATGTCGGCGTCGGTGGACGTGGACTACCGGATCTATGTTGGCAACGCCTCGCTGTCTATGCCCACGGCGAGCGGCGGCATGGGCGAGCAAGCGGTATTCGCGAGTTATGCTGGGGTGTATTTCCCCGGCGTGGCAACGCGGGACTGGACATCAGGCGGGCGGACGCTGACTGCGGTGAACAGCCCCGGCACGGCGGCGTCCGGTTATGAAGGCATCGTGGCGGCGACGTATGTTACCGCGTCATCGCAGTATCACAGTTACAGCGGGACGCAGGCGGTGACTGACTGGCCGTTGACACTGGAGGCGCTAGGCTACGCTGACAATTTGACGGCAGATCATTGTTTGGTCGCGCTATCGGATTCCGCAACTGCATTCAGTTACGTAGAAAATTACTTATCGGGGACCAGTGCCGATAAGCCGCGTATGTTGGTGCAGGGGCCATCCGGTTCCTTGTCTGCGGCGGCGCCGACAACAGCAACGTATTCAGCGACCACATGGCACTATACAGTAGCTACGCGAGACGATGATACCGGCACATCAAAGATATATTTGGACGCAGGCACGGCCGGCACAAACGCAACCACAGTGGCCGCGACGCCTACGTTTGACAGACTCGGCATCGGCGCGCGCGTAGGGTCGACAGTCATACATGAAATGGGTGGCCGCGTCGCCGTCGCGTTGCTGTCATCCAGCGTTCGCAGCGCGGATTACATCGCGACTATGCAGGACAACTGGGCCGGGACGATGTACTCGGCGGGCGCGTGGACGGCGCTGGACTCGGATGTAGTCGCAGGATCCACTGGCTGGGTGCTGTTCCAGACGATAGGCCAGTCAACGAGCGCAGCCGCCGACTGGACGAATACCGCCGACGCGCTGGTGGACGATGCCAACACGGCGGAATGCACGCTCGACGATACGGGCGTATTCGAGTCGGAGTATCTGAACTTCACCAACCCGGCATACGGCACGACGATACCGACCGGCGCGCCGTCGTACACCGTGGAATTTCGCATCAAGAAAAAGAGCGACACCAGCAGCGCGCGCGAGATTCAGGACTTGACCGTGCAGTTCATTGATGACACCGGGACGCGCGTGGGGGACAACGAAGCCGACACGATAACCGACTGGCCCAGTGCGCTGGGCACGGTGGACTACATCGTCTCGGGCCTCACGCCGGACGGCACGGAGTTCACGTCGGCGGCTGGCATGGCGCTGCGGGCCACGGGCGTAAACACGAACGGTGCCACGCTCACCGAAGTGGCGACCGCGTGGATCCGCGTCTCGTGGACTGGCACGGACGCCGCCTACAACACGCGCGGATTTTTCGCACTCACTGAGTGACTAGAACGGATTATTGATGGCTGAGACTGGTGACATCGTGGCCGCCGCGACCGGCGTGGGGGCGTTCTTCGGCGCGCTCTTCGGGGCGTGGAAGATATTCAAACCGGCCACCCAGCCGGAGAAAGGCGCAGGCATGGAGACGCGCGTGGCACGACTGGAAGAACGGGCAGACGAACAGGACCGACGCGAGGTGGAGCGGGTGCAGTGGCGCGGGGAGATATTCGCGCGGCTGCTGGCGCTGGATAAAAACACAAGCGCGATACTGGCGATACTGGACGAACGGAGGGAACATAGATGAACGACGCATGTTTTCTAGCCGCATTCGATAACCTCATGGCGCTGGAAGGCGGCAAGGTTACCGACCACGCCGGGCCGACGAACTACGGCATCACCCTGCGCAACCTGCAAGACTCTGGCGACATGGACTTCGACCTGAACCACAACGGCGCGCTGGACCGTGAAGACCTCTGGACATTCAGCCGGGACGACGCGCGCGTCTACGTCTACCGGCACTGGTGGGCGTCGGTCGGTCTGGACAAGATCGGATCGCCCATCGTGGCTAGTAAGGTTCTCGACATCACGTATAACTGCGGCGTGCCCAGGGGCGTGCGGATGCTGCAAGCGGCGTGCAACCGCTTCGGCAGCGCGCTGGACATTGACGGCAAGCTCGGGCCGGTGACCATCGAGGCTGTCAACCGCATCAACGGCGCGTCGCTGGTGTCGGCACTACGCGATGAACAGGCCGCGTGGTATCAGTACCTCATTCGCAGCAACCCGGCGCGGTTCAAGAAATACGAGCGTGGCTGGATGCGGCGGGCGCAGACGTGAGCCAGCGGCCCGGCTTACTGGAGATCGGAATTATTCTGGCCGTCATTCTGGCGGCGCTAACGCTCGCACTGCGGGCAGTAGGAGACTGATATGGGTGCTAATAGATTTCTGAAGCGGGTGACGTTACGCAAGGCCGCATCGACCGGGGTGACCTTCCTCGGGCTGTTCGTCGCGGGCATGGCGACGGTGGACATACCGACCGACCCATCGGCGCTGGACAAGGCGCTCCCGGCCATCGGTATCGCTGTGGCGGGCGCTGCGTGGCGGGCGTATCGGAACATGCGGAAGAACAGCGACAAGGCGGGGAACCCGCTGGCCGGGCCGAACGTGCCGAGCGGGTACGCGCTCGCGGTGGCTGGCCTCGCTGCCACGCTGGCGGGCTGTGTGACGACGACGGCGCCGGTT